AAGGTTGGGACCGCGATGCGGTTGCCACCTGTTACCTACCGTGTCAAGCACCTTGTCAACAATAACTCCCCGCGCAAAAAGGAGACAGACCAATGATGCCTGCACCGAAATTTCCCCAATATAAGACAGTTCCGACCGCATCGCTGATACCGTATGCGCGCAACGCCCGCACACATTCGCCGCAGCAGGTGGACAAAATCGCCGCTTCGATCCGTGAATTTGGGTTTCTGTCCCCTATAATCACAGACGGGCAGAGCGGCATTGTGGCGGGCCATGGGCGAGTCATGGCGGCCCATAAGCTGGGGCTTGATACACTGCCGACGATTGACGCAGCGCACCTGACCGAGGCGCAGCGGCGCGCCTATGTGCTGGCCGCGCGGTATTTTCCGGGGATGCTGCTCAAGATCGAGTTGCAGGACCTGGAAGCGGCGGGGCCGTGAATGCGATCATGGCGGATCGGCGGGCAGAGCGCGCCGCTCAAACGCCTTCCGGCTCATGGCCCGGATCACGGCTTTATCGCCAGAACGCGCAGAGCAATAGAGGAAATGGCATGACCGAGGAAGAAAAGAAGAACATCGCCGCGCAAGCCAAAGAGACCAAGTCTGGCATCCTGCGGCGGGTATATCAGGACCGGGCGGCGGAAATCATGAAAGGCGGCGATGCATGACCCGCGCCCTAAGCGCCGCGCTTGCCCTTGCCGCCCTGACCGGCTCGGCGATGGCCGCGCCTATCCATCATCAGCCGCCCGTCCCCGTGCCGGTTGGTCTGCTGCTGACGATCGACCCCTTCGAGGGGCGGCACAGCTTTAGCCCGGCTGACGGCATTGATGCCTATGCCGGGGGCAAGACCGGGCACCTCACTGCATCGCCGCACGAGCCCCGCACAGTGCGCTGGCCGCGCGCCGGGGCATGGACGGCCGCCGAAACCCGGCACCCGCACTACGCAGGCCGGATATGGGGTCCGCCGGGCTATCCCGTGGGTTTCATCGGTGACTGCGACTGCACCACACCTGAACCACCGCACACGCCCGCGCCTGTTCCTCTGCCCGCGGCGGGTTGGCTGATGCTGGTGGGGCTAGGCGCGCTTTTGATAAAAGGAAAATCGTGATGAGTGACATACCGGCAAGCCTATACCGCAAAGGTCGGGCGTCACCGCGCCGCCATGGAATCGGTCGAGGCTCAGCTTGACGCCCTGCGCACGGGCAAGATGTTTCAATTGCGCAAAAAGGATCCTGCCAATCTTGACGCGCGGGATGTCAAGGGGTAGCTTCGCACAATGACGGGAAAATCATCATATGTTGTGGGAAAGGGTAAACCGCCCGTTGAACACCAGGTCAAGCCGGGTCAAGTGCTTAACCCTGGCGGCAAAACGTCTGCACAAAAGCGCATGGAGATGGCCAACGCTGAAAAAGCAACAATCATCCGTGGGCGACTTTTGGCGGCAATAATGGCAGCGACCGACCCAAAAAAAGGCAAAGCAAAATCATTGGAGTATATTGAGGCCGGTGTTCTCAAATTACTGAAGGATGCGGAAGATCGCGGGCTGGGCACAGCGGTGCAATCGCTTAACCATGTTAGCGAGGACGGCAGCATGTCGCCCACGCGCATTGTGATCGAGGCCGCAACGCCAGATGACGACAGCTAGCATCCGACTCCCCCCCAAGCTGGTTCCTGTTTTTGCAGCGCCAAGGGGTTCGGTCAGCTATCGCGCGATCTTCGGCGGTCGGGGTTCTGCAAAATCATACAGTGCAGCTTTGATGGCGGCTGTTTGGGGTTATGCCAACCGAATGCGTATTCTTTGCGTTCGGGAATTTCAGGCCAGCATAAAAGAGTCATTCCACGCAGAACTAAAATCGGCAATTGAGGCCACGCCATTCCTTGCCGCGCATTATGATGTTGGCGTCGATTACATCAAGGGCGCGAACGGCACTGAATTCATATTTCGCGGTCTGCGCCGGAATGAACAATCCATCAAATCGCTGGCGAAGATTGATCTGACGATAATCGAGGAAGCCGAGGATATCCCAGAAAACGGTTGGTTGGCGTTGGAAGCAACTGTATTCCGACAGCCTAAATCCGAAATTTGGCCACTATGGAATCCGCGTGACGAAGGCAGCCCGGTTGACAAGCGGTTCCGGCAAAACCCGCCCGCGTCTGCAATCGTTGCCGAGGTCAACTGGGCTGACAATCCTTTCTTCCCCGAAGGACTGGAAAAGCTGCGCCGTTTGCAGCAAGAGCGCCTAGACCCCGGCACATATGCCCACGTTTGGGATGGCGCCTATCTGCAAAACAGCAACGCGCATGTGTTCCACAGCAAAGTGCATGTCGAGGAGTTTGACCCCGGCCACGGATGGGACGGGCCTTATTTCGGCGGCGATTTTGGCTATTCGCAAGACCCCACAGCCGCAGTGGAGGTCTGGATCAGCGGCCCGGATATCTGGATCCGGCGCGAGAAATTCGGCAAAGGCTTGGAATATGACGATACGCCCGCTGCCGTCATATCAGCCATTCCCGGCTTTGAGCGTCAACTCAGCCGATGGGACAGTGCCAGCCCTGCCGCGATCAGCCACCTAAAACGGCACGGCCTGCCCTTGGCCAGATCAGTTCGCAAGTGGCCCGGCAGCATCGAGGACGGCATTGCATATCTGCGCAGCTTTGCGCGTATTGTAATTCATCCCGATTGTGTTAACATGCAGCAAGAAGCGCGGCTTTACAGCTATAAGGTGAACGATGCGGGCGACGTTGGAACGAAAATCATTGACGCGCATAACCACGGATGGGATGCTGTGCGATATGCAGTTGAACCGTTGATATCATCCCAGTACATGGATTGGCGAAAAATACTATGACAATCATGGACGGCCTGCGCAACATCGTCGCCAATCTCGGCACGGACCGGGACAAGGCTGCGCACACCCATTATTACAACACCACGATTGCCGACGATCAGCTTGTCGCCATGTACCGCACCAGCGCCATTGCACGCAACGTAGTGGACCTGCCCGCAGAGGATGCGACCCGTGAATGGCGGGAATGGCAAGCCGATGCGGTGCAGATCAGCGCGATTGAAGCTGAGGAAATGCGTCTGGGCTTGCAGGGCAAGACGATGCAAAACCTCAAGCGCGCGCGGCTGTTCGGCGGCGCTGCAATCTATATCGGCACGCGCGACCTGGACGCATCGAAGCCGCTGGATCCGGCCCGGATCGGCAAGGGCGGGCTGCAATATCTTGCGGTTTTGAACAGGTCGGAAATTACGGCGGGGGAAATCCAGCGCGACCCGCGCCTACCCGGCTTTGGCAAGCCTGTGATGTATACCATGAACCCGGCCACGGGCGCATCGGTGCCGATCCACCCCACACGCCTTGTCATTGCGACGGGCGAAGAAGTGCCCGATGATCGGTATTCAGCATATCCCGGATGGGGTGACAGCACGTTGAACGCCACGATCAGCGCCGTGCGGAACCTGGACGCCACAATCGCCAACGTCGCATCGCTGATATTTGAGGCTAAAATTGACGTGTTTGGCATCAAGGGGTTTACTGACGGACTGATGCACGGCGGTCAAGAATATGAAACCATGGCTCTGGCACGCGCTGCACTGACGGCGCGCGGCAAGGGTATCAACGGCGCGCTGCTGATGGACGCCGAGGACACATACGACCAGAAAACCGCGAGCTTTGCCACGCTGCCGGACATCATTGATCGCTTTATGCAGATGGTATCGGCGGCATCGGGCGTTCCAATGACCCGGCTGTTCGGCATTTCAGCGGCGGGCTTGAACGCGACTGGCGCTGGCGATGAAAAGGTTTATTTTGATCGGGTCCGCGTCATGCAAACGCTCGATCTGGATCCGGCAATGGAAATTTTGAATGAATGCCTGATCCGTTCGGCGCTGGGCAATCGCCCGCCCGAATTGCACTGGACATGGCGTCCGCTATTCCAGCCGACCGCAAAAGATCGGGCCGATATGGGTAAGGTTCTTGTTGACAGCGTGAAAGTGCTCTATGACATGGACATCTTGCCACAAGAGGCGCTTGCGGATACAATCGTAAACACGCTGACCGAAAGCGGGGCGTTTCCGGGGCTGGAAGGCAAAGTGAAAG